ATGAAAGTATGTTCTGCAGCTCGTAGTTTAATTCGCAACAAAGCAACTAAAGAAGACTTGGAAGAATTACGTGAATTAATTGATAAAAAGTATCTTGAGTTAGAACAAAACAATCCCCACACCAGCCATTAAAGCCGATGTGGGGATTCGTTTAGTTAATTTGATTAATAAAGTTAAAACATATTATAAATCGCTTAACTTTTTTATATACAATTGTAATCCATTTTTTGTTACATATGGCCTATTAGGTTTTTTATCGTTAACTTTTTCTTTTATAAATAACTGGCTAAAGCCGTTATTTATATAGAAATCTCTGATATGTGGTTCGTTCTCTGCTTCTAAATATAAAAGGTTTCCACCAGAAACGTGCCAAGCCACTTTGATTTTTTCGTTTGCTATAGACATTAGTTCATTACCAGTTATAAGTTTTTGCTGTCTATAACAATCATTTTTAGCAAACTGCCCCAATAAAATTGACTGCAAATTATAATTATCCTGTTCGGTCTTATACCCCATTGGTAATAACTTACGTCTAACGCTTTTGGTTATTTTTGACCAATTGTGCTTACTAATACTTAACGATTTATTGGATATAGAAAAATAACCGACTAAAACATCCTCGCCTTTAAATGGCACATATACTAACGTTGTCCTAGCCATACCAACTTTCTCAAATTCAATGGCTTTTGTAGCTATAAAATAACTAACATCTGGATTTAAACTACATTGAAATTTGCTTATCTCTTTTTTTATTATATGTTCATCGTAATTTTTGAGTAGAGCATTAAGAGCAACAACATGAAAAGCCATTAATCAATTTTCTCGTTTGAAAAAATCTTATCAAACTTTTTTTTTCAAACTGTCATTATTAGAGGAATCATAATTAATCACAGGCTTACTCATTCTAATATCAACTTTTTTAGAAGAATTTAACGCATTTGCTAACGCACCTGCATTCTTTTGATTAAAAGAAAACTCTGTTTCAAAGCTTTTTGTAGCCATATCGAACACTCCTTGCAAATATAATCATACTCTACTCTTTGGTAATTCTAACACTACTATTTAGAATAATCAATTGGCGTATCTTTAAAAAAATGCATAAAGTAAAATAATTAATTGTGAAGGTATAAGTAACAAAAAAGCCCCCACGCCGAAACGCAGGGGATTAGCAAATTCAATATTTAATTATACTACTTTTCGCCTGCTTGTGAGGCGGATTCTGACGTCGTTTCACTAGTACCCGTTGCAGAACTATCCGCTACAGCGACTGTGGACACTGGCCCTTGCACTTCATCGGCAACCTTATTAGCTGTTGTTTCGACTTGGCTTTCCTCGTCACTTTTAACTGTTGGTACTGTCACTGTTTGAACGTCAGTAATCACGCCCAGCATACCAAGGATCGTTAATACAGTGTTGATAACAGCGACAATGGCTGACCAGTCACCAGTAAACTTAATGCCAAACATGGCAAAGATTTGTTGAATCAAAACGATCAGTAACGAAATAATCCCAGCAATCAACTTACCATTTAAGCTTCCATCGGCATTCTTAAAACTAATTTTTTTCATTTACTTTGGCTTCCTTTTCATATAGATGTTTAAATTCAATGTCATGGCCATCTAACCGGCCTTCTACCTTAATGACCCGATTTTCAATCGCGTTCATTGTGTCGGCATTTTGCTGTCTCACTTTTAAACTTTCATCGGTAAAACGGCTAAGCCGCTTGCCTAAATCGTTAAGCGGAATACGAACCGTTTTATTTAAAATCCAATTAGCTAACACACAAATACTAGTGACAATGGCAACAATCGATCCCCATTCATCCCAGCCTAATCCTAATAGTGTATGCAATTACCGCACCACCAATCGCTGGCCGGGATAGATAGTGGTGTAAATTGTCTTGCCGTTCTGACTAGCTAATGTAGTCATATTTAGGCCGTTGCGTTGTGCGATTGCCCACCAGCTGTCGCCAGACTTGACTGTGTAATACGTGTGAGTTGCACCACTCTTTACATATTCCAGCGTATTGCTTGACGGGCCGGTTGCTAGATAACCATAACCATTAAATCGTGGCTGACGTACCCAGCGATAGCCACCTTGAATGATAGCATGGTCGGTCTTTACCGTGGTTCCAGCTGGCAAAATAGTGATCACATTTGATGACGTTGACGCGCCTGCGCGCAGCTTAACCGCAGTCTTGAGTGTGTAAGTTTTAGCTTCCTTAATCCACTTGGATGACGCAGATTTCTTGTAAGCGTGTTTGTTGGCTTTTCGGTTGTTGTGCTTAACTGCACCTTTATTAGTCGGTTTTACCGTTGATTTCTGACCAGCAGTGTAGTAGTTGCTATTCAATTGGCTAACATCGAAACCACCATAGCTTATACGGAACTTAGCCGTTGATGACCACTGCCATGCGTGATTATTTGAATACCAGTTCTTACCGCTAACCACATACGGGTAAGCAGCAATCCAGCCGGTTCTTCCCTTGATGGTCATTTTAGTGTTAGCCCATGATCCAGACGTGTAAATGTCGGCCCGATAACCAAACTTCTGAATTTCTTTCATGAATGCGGCATTATTGCGGTCATTGGTTGCTTTGGATTGGTTATTGGCTTCCTGTGATTCTACGTCCGTTGCCAATACCGCGCCAACCGGTAGCCCCGCCGCTTTAGCCGTTCCCCCGGCAAAGTCAGCTTCGGCGATTGCTTGGGCTTTAGTGGCATAGCGTGCAAAGTGATAACCATTGATATACATTCCCGCTGCTTGGACGTTTTTAATGTTGCTGGCAGCATACGGGTCTTTGTACGTACCACCTTCACTAATCTTGACCGTAACGGCTTTAACACCGAACTCATTACGCATCGAAACATACTCTGCCGTTGACATGTAGCCGTTATTATTCGACACATCGACCATATCCATGCGAGCAGCGTTAGCATTTAGCCCTAAAAAAAGAACTGCCATGGTGGCAGCTCCAGTCAACAGTAGTTTATTTTTGAGTTTCAATTGTCTACCTCCTATTGTACGCTGTTATTATCTACGGTAGATGATACCTGTGCAGCTTTGTAGGCTGTAATTGCATCAGATACTTGAGTAACCTGAGTTTGGGTAATCAGTGATTTTACTAGATAATTGCCAGCGTATACAGTTGCTAAGTCCGATGGAATCAATCCATTGTTAATACTGTCAATTAAACCTTCTGTTAAAAATTTACTTAAATCAAAATTCATGACAAAGAACCTCCTAGTGCTACAATAGCTGCTTGTATTTTTGCGTAATCTGATTGTGTCAAAATTTCTGATGGATTAGGGCACCAGTCAGTAGCTACGCTACCTTTTTCTAGCTTAAAGCCCCTAAAGGAAACTGCACTCTTGTCTGTTTGGTTATTGCAGAAAGCTATCCAAAAGTTACTAACAGCTTCGACATCTTCTTGTGTCAAAGTTATTGTTAGTGTAGAAATTCCTTTGCTACCTGCAGCAATAACTGTCCCCATAGCATTACGGTGTGCAATTTTCATGAAAATGGATGTATCATGTGCCGCAGGCTCTAAATAACAGCTCAAGGTATAAGTTTGATTTGCTTTTAGTTTCTCTGCTGGGTGATACGCAGGCAGTCCATCGCCCCAACCAGTGACATTCGTGACGGTTGTAAGAGTATTATTTGTTCCAGTAAGTAAATTGGTACCCGCGGCACTGTCATTAACCTGCGTTTGGAGCTTAACAAAAGCTGGTGCTGTGGTCAAACCAGCATTATCAACGCTTCCTTTGTCACCTTTGTCACCTTTGTCACCCTTAGCACCCTGTGGTCCTGTTTGGCCAGTTGCGCCTTGCGGCCCAGTATCACCCTTGTCGCCCTTATCACCCTTGTCACCTTTGTCTCCCTTAGCGATTGTGCTTGCGGCTTTATTCATTGCTTCCACAAAATCATCAAAAGTAATGGTGGTAATCGTGTCACCACCTTCGTTCTCAATGTTGTTTGTAATAGTAAAACTGAGTGGTGTATCACTAGGATAAATACTTGTGCCCGCCTGATCAATCACCCAAATTTCTAACTGATAACTCCCAGCTGGTAAGCCTGCCATCAAAGTCGACGCAGGCTGTAAATTAAGCCAGCCTGGTTTTAGACCGGTCAAACTAGTAATTGCGATAGGCTGACTTCTTAAATAACCACTGTAATTGCCAATCTTGGCGATAATGTTAGTAGCCTGAGTTAAATCGACAACTGTCCCGGTATTTTTGCAAATGAAAGTAAACATCGTCTCAGTGTCACCTTGCTTTATTTGCCGAGGTGATTTAGTTGTAAACTCTAACGTTTTAGCCATCGTATAGCCTCCTTTAATCACAATGCGGGAGATGGTGCTACATAGTCCTCACCAGTAATTTCTTTGTACTGATCCGTTGTTAGGCCGACCCCCACAAATACCTTATAATAATTAGCGTCATTCTGACCCCAGGACTTAAATAATTTGCATTCTTCATAAATCGTCATTACTTAGCACTTCCTTTACTTAAAGTTGCCATTTGACTAGCTTGAGCCATTACTAACTGGCGTAATTGAATAATATCAGCTGCTTGCTGCATTAATGTTTGCTGTTCAATCGTGGGCGCTGTAACTGGTGGCTGTTCACTTTGCTTAGCATATTCATCAGCTGAGATGCCAGCCCAAGCTTGTCCATTAAAGGTCGGTTGATACAAGCCATCTGGGACGGCCACTGTGGTAGCATTATCTGGCTGTACCATCGCTGATACCGCACCGGCAAAGATTTTCGTCTCTGGATCATATAAATAATAAGTTGTCATTGTTATTCCTCCTACCAATGAATCCAGTCAATTGCGGCAGAAAATTGATCGGTCGTCTCAGTACTAGTAGTTGTTCCCGCAAAAATCACACCACCAGCAGTCACCCACAAACTAATGTATTTGCTTGGACTACTCAGAGCGCTATAAGCCGGAATAACAAAAGTCGTCGGCACCATTGGTGCCACTTCCGCCGGAACTCGGCCAACTGTGATATATTTTCCAGCTGATAAATTAGTTAACTTGTTAATCCGCAACTCAACATGCTTAGCGAAGTAGCCACGAGTCTCAACATAGTAAACCAAGCTATCTGCTTTGGCTTCATTTTCTGTTGGAATGGTAGTATTAGTAAACGTTGCTCCAGTCGTCACCAACCAATCACCACTGCCGTCTTTACCGTCAGTATGGACGGTTTTTGTCCATTGATTGCCACTGTAACTTTGAACTGCCGTTAATACTTTACGCCCAGCAGCATTATTTTCAACACGAACGCGTAGCAATGAGCCATCACTAGCTGCTAAAGGCCCATTTTTGAAATTAGACCCTTCATATTGACCACTAGGTAAGTCTAGAATATCTTGCCCATCATCCAACAATTGACTGTCAGTTTTCTCGTTGCTCTGGGGAATATTTGTTTGAATTTTGGTGCCATCTAATCTACCGGCTGCCATCAAATAGAACTTACCATTGGCCACCACACCCAGCATCAGTGTGTGTCCTAACGTATATGCGCCTTCGGCTTCCAATAAATAGTTCTCAGTATCAGTAATTGAATTTGGATAATTCTCATTGATGAACTCTGCTAAGCCCGACTTAGAAAATTCAGCTTTAGTCACAATTTTGCCATCAATGTCGTAGGCTTGCAGCGCAATCTTCGTGCCATATGCTCCCATCGTCAAATAAACCTTGCCATTCGACATCGTAATACCTTGCGGCTTACGATTAAGATTTCCCATAGGTTCGACGTAAACATCCTGCTCAAAAAGTGGCTTACCAGCTTGAATCGAGTCCCAGGCATAAACCGAATATTTAGCGAGTTTTCCGGGAGTCGCTTCGGTGGCAACGAAATTATTGCCCTCAACACCCCATTTAAATTTGCCATTAATTGGGATGTTGTCACCAACTTTACCAGTATCGTAATTGAAGATGGCGTAGCCATCATCATTCACAACCGAAACAATGAAACACAGCTCACCATTGGCGTTATAGAAGTATGGAATGCCTTCTGAAAATGAGTTGGCTTCATTGACAAAGGACTTCATCCCCTTTAGCTCACCAGTCTTCAAATCGTGGATTTCAATCCGCGTTTCGGTGCCACCAGTAATTTCGGTCGATAAATATAATTCATTCTTGTCCTTATTGACTGAGAAGCCCTGTGGGTACCAACCAGACGTAGTCGATTCTTGCCATTCAGTCTTCAGCAGAATCTTCAGATTAGTAATGTAAGCATCACTGGAATTAGTGGCAAAATTAGTAATCTCGGCAGTCATGCCATCGAGTTTGCCCTGCACAGTGGCATTAAATTGGTCACTCCACGTCTTTAAATCAGCGTTAGTGACAACATTGCCATCTTTAATTTTTTGAGCTAACCCGTCTAACTGCGTTGTAAGAGCCAGGACTGTAGCTTGAATATTTGTATAGGATTGCGTGACGGTGCTGATTTGGCTATTCAACTGATTCTTGTACTGGTCAATTGTAGCCTCACCTTCATCGAGTAACTTCTGTAGTTCTGTCCGAAATGGAGCCTTATTAACAAACATATCGGGATTGCCGTTGTATACATGGAACCATACACTGAAGGTGGTAACACGTTTACCGTCAGCATTCTGCAATCCCAAGAAGCCGTAAAAATAGCCTTCCTGGGGGAACATGGTACCAGGTAGATTCATCTTCACCCGGCCTAAGCCGACAATGTCATCACTAGAACCAACATAACTAACTGCCTCGCCAGTTTCGGCCGTTACTATTCCGTTTTCGTCTAAGCTGCCCACGAAGCCGGTAATAAATGGCACTAGCCCATCTTGAAACTGTTGTGCTAGTCCTCGCTCTTTAAATTGAACAACCAATGGGACCTGTTCGTCGCCCACTCGGCCGTTGAAACTATCACTCAAATCAAACGCATCATCGGAGTTAATCTTTTGCTTATACGTATCCAATGTAATCGTGCTAATCATTTACTCACCTTCCTCAGTCTCTACTACTTTGCCGTTAACAATTTGGATCGGTACATCATACTTAGTCAGAATGTTGACGATAGCTTGAACATTCGCATCTCTAGTTTTATTGTCATCTTTGATATTTTTAAAATCCTGATTAATCTTATCCTGATCCGAATTCAGCCTAGCCTGGGCACCATCTAAATCATTCAAAGCCTTTTGAATCACCTTAAAATCACCAACAAGCTGACTTCTAAGAGTATCATCTAGTACGTTTGACAGCTGGTCAGTTACTAGTTGTATTGCCATCGCTATCCCCTTCCTTCGTTACTGCAAGTTTTCCATCGTCGCCAATCGAAACTAAAAAAACAGTCCCATTAGGAGACTGCATTTTGATTGTTTTTGGAATCAATCCATCATGCCAAGCCTCGACGTCAGACTTGAGCAAATTAAAAAATCCGGTTGGGCTGGCTGCAATCGCTTTAGTTACGCCTTTGTCAAAGCCTTTAACAGCTTGACTGTGAGTCACAGGATAGAATACTACTTTGTCGCTCCCCGCGATTGGTCTAATATCAGTCATCAACCTCACCTACCTTATCCAGCACCGTAATACTTGTGGCAGCCCCAGCAACCAGCTTGTTACTCTCATCTTTGATTTGCTTAATAACTTGAGCGTCTCGACTACGGTTAGCTTGCAAGCGTGCTGTAATCATTGCTAGGTCATCTTTAAGGTTGCCAAACGTTACAGTTGAGATAGTGTGCGTACTTTGTAAATACAGTGTCTTAGCTGCAATTCGTGTCTTCACGTCAATGCCATTTCTAGTTCGCAAATAGCCATAATTACCAATTGAAGCATCATTTATAGCGCCAATCGGTGAAGCTTCCTGGAATGTATTCAAGTTAGCCGTGTACTGTACCTTAGGATAATCTTGTAACTGTCCTGGCAACACCTTCTTCAACTCAGCTTCGCTCGTGATATTATCTGACTGGTAGTCATCGGCTGCAATCTCACCATAAAGTTTAGCGTTCGGGCTTACATAGTCATAGCTACAACTCGGCTTGTCATTGTCGTCATGCTTGCCTTCACCGTGAATCTTGGTTGTGATCGTCGTGTAGTCATTAGTCTCAGCGACCGAGTTGACATCATCACCGTCCACGAAGACAAACGCGTCCTGCTTACCAATCGTTTTGTAAATGTCAATATGATAGTTATCATTGGACCACTCAAAACCAAAATCAGTTACTAGCGTGTTCAAGAACAAGTCTAATCCATGACCATTACCGAATTCTTCATCGCCGAAATCGTGATCACCGATTGTATCGTGGATCGTGTACGTGAACTTGGTGCCATTGGTGATCAGGTCCATGCAAGTTTTGAGCGTCTGTTTTCCTTTAATAGTGCTACGGACATAATTGTCGTTAAGGTCTTGAATGACGCTTAGACAAGTTACCGCACGGCTATAATACTTACCGGCCGTACTGCCATCGTTTTCAGATACCCGAAATAGCATACCCGTGCCAGGTTCCTGAATTAAAGCTCGCGGTGACAACATGTTATAGCCAGTCTGGTTGCTATCTTCATTCCACGTCGTAAAGTCCAGCTGAGCGACTTGCCCGAGTTGCAAAGTTAATTGCAAGTCAGTTACTTTGAGCGCCTCTGACGCGCCTGTGTAATCCGTTATGATAAGCATGTCAAAAGCCTCCTAGTAGTAAAAGTGTGTTTTAAAGCTGATTGTAAAGTCATTCGTGCCACTGACTGTCAGCTTGTTATCTCCCGGCGCAAAATCCAGATAACCGTGATTTGATTTGCTAAACACCGACGTGCCACCAACGACCATCTTCAAGCCATAAATTTGCAACGGTTTACCCTTAGTCAGCGGCATCGTGACCGTTAGGTTTTGGCTTGTTGTTTGATTAGTAATTGTCACCGCCTTGTTAGCTGTACAATCCAACGTAATCAATACCGGGTGTTCTTCAGCCCGCAGTGGTATTGTGCTGCCATTCCAAATCGTGAAGTTGACTTGATTAGTGAACTCATACTTGGGCACTGACACTAAACTGGCGCTCATGCCGAACCCATTCAAGAACCCTTTATCAAGGCTTGTCAGCACGGTTTCAGCAGCACCATCAATACATGTCAAGTTGACCGTAATCGCTTGAGTGCCCCAGTAATTACTCTGTCTAGCGTACGTGTAGCTTTCTGGCACGACCTTCCAACGTAAATAAGCAATGCGCCGGTTGATGATATAGAATGGCTCATAGCCCGCAAACACCTTGAGCACACGCATGCGCTTTAATTCATAATCATAGTTGTCCGCCGCATTCACTTTGAACACCAGTGGGATTGTGGTTTGCTGCATTTGCGTGTCAGTTAGAACCGCACTATACTCGCTCATCTGAGTAAACGTGTGTTGATAGTTCGGCCCGGGCGGGTCAAAACTAATCACACGAATACCTAGTTTTTCTAAATCATAAACCGTGCCATCCATCTTTTGAATCACAATTGAACTCACTAGTGCAAACCTCCTTTCTTCGCCTGAATCGTAATATCACGTTGTTGCATAAGCTTGGCCCTAGGATAGACTGCTTGCGCGAGAACCCCGCTATCTAATGGCACAGTGATTGTCAAATCGCCACTGATTGCTTGGTTGCCGGCAACTTGGCCTTCTGCCTGTGCCACGCCCCGTGATGCAAAGCTTGGCGCTGTGCGTTGAATACCTGCCTTAGCAGTTCCAACTACTCGCATAGCCTTAGCAACTAAGCCATTAGGCGCTTTGGCAGCTCGTGCTCGTGCCGCTTCAACAATCAGGCTGTCAGCACTATCGCGTTCTGGGTTAACCACGTATTCTGGGTTATTTTCAGCCAACCATGCTAGCTGTTTCTTCATGACACGACCACCAGAATCGTAACCCATTGGGCCGCTCACGCGAGCAAATGCGCTTGGACCTGAGCCATAAATAGCCTTCATATAGCGAATACCAGCTAGCAGGTCGTCATACCCGTTGAGCGGGTTGTTGTGATCCTTGAACTTATACGCATCAAATGTTGGCTGAATCGTCTGAACAAGCCCTTTAGAAGGGTGTCCAAGTTGAGCGTTACGGTCCCAAGTGTTAATCACCGATGGGTCCCCATTTGACTCGCGTTTGATAACCTTCATCCAAGCAGCCACTTGACTGTCGGTAGCAGCGAACCCGTTGGCCTTTAATGCACGGACAACATATGGCCGCCAGCGATTGACTGAATGACCAGACGGGTTACCCGCACTAGCGCCATAAGTCATTGGATTATAGCTTTTACCACCTAAACCAGCACGCAACTCATAATGGACGTGAGGGCCGCTTGATTGGCCTTCACTACCAACCCATGCAATGATTTGCCCGGCTTTGACATGCTGACCAGTCTTCACTTTCATCCGTTTCATGTGTCCGTAAATCGTATCTACAGACGCACCAGACGGCTTGATAACAACCCAGTTACCGAACCCACTAGCTGGGCCTGCCTGCACGACAGTACCACCATATTGAGCTGGGATCGGCGTACCTAATGGTGCTGCAAAGTCGATGCCTTTGTGGAAACCACCCGCACGTGGGCCATATCCCGAAGACACCTTAAATGGTGAACCGAAGTGTGGCGCTAATGAACCAGCACCGTCTTCAGATGTGTCGGAGAACTGATCAAAGAACCCTTGTACATACTTGATTGCATTATCAATCAAAGAATCCTTAGCCCCACTCGCAATCGCACCAAACGCAGTGGTATTATCATTGAACGTCTTTGCAAGCTTACCAAGACCAGTTGCATTAGCAATCTTGTTAACCACGCCACTGGCGCCTTCGCTAACAAGATCAACGGCGCCATCAGCACCTTTCTTCAAAGCGCTGAACGTGCTGGTTAACCAGCCAGGCAATCCAAACTTGTACCCAGGCAAGCCTTTAGCCATCTGAGCAAACTCAACGGACATACCATGTGGCAAAATAGACGCACCCGCTGGAATGTTACGAATTTCAGGCCCTTCGACACCAATTGGTGTGATAGAACCATCGGACGTACCCATGTACTCGAACCCTTCTTCACCAACGAGCGCCGTATGTTCACCCATGGAGCCATTCAGACCAGCAGCATGCTTTTTCCAAGTGGGAATATTGCCCCATTTCTTGTTCAAAGCATGTAGAACACCATTGATACCGCCAATCATACCGTTCCAGATTCCACGCATATTATCGATAAACTCATTCCACGATCCCTTAACGTCACCGGTTTCAGAGTCTACCGCACCCTTATGCTCTCCAGCCTGTTTAGTCGCTTCTGTTACAACCTTTTCATGGGTTTCCTCAGCCTTTTTAACCGTATGTTTCTTTTGAGTGTCTGCAGCGTCGATTGCGTTATCTCTTTGGGTTCTTGCATTTTTAATAACTTCATCGTACTGTTTTCGACTCATAGTGCCGTTCTCGTAACGCTCTTTATCGGCTGCCGCAACTGTCTTTTTGTACTGTTCGTTCGCTTTATCAACTCGATTGTCGCGTTGCTTTTCGGCGTTCTTGATAGTTTGATCACGCTCTTTAGCTGAATTCTTGATAGCTTCGGTCATTTGTTGCTTTGAAAGCTTGCCCTTGTGATCTTTCAGATTTTCAAGAATATCCAACTGTTTACCAGACGATATCTTAGTCGCCTTCGTCACTGAATCATTCATTTTGGATTCATCTTTAGACAACGACTTTAGATATTTTTTTTCTAGCAGCATTAATATTCGCATCATATTGCTCCTCAATTACTTTACGATCGGATTGATAAGCTTTGTTATTCTTGCCATCAGCCTTTCTCGCCGCAGCCAAAGCTTTATTCTTTTGCTTTTCAGCTTTGGAAATAGTTGAGTAATATCCATCTGAATCTCGCTTCATCTGCGCAATATTAGCCTTTTTAGCTTCTGATTGTTTTTTATCATTAGCTTCGCTCTTCTTGAGCATTGAATCTGCTTCACTTTGATACAGGACGCCATTTTTCACTAATAATTTATAATCATCTTTGGACGACTTTTGTTTATTTTTATAATACTTATCCACTGACTTTCCCATTTGCCCATAAATGGTATCAGTAGTTTGTTTTGCTAAATCAAGGTTCTTGGTATTAACTTTAAATTTAATTGTCGCCTCACGATTCAACGTTTTCGAAAGTTTGGTATATTCTTTCGAAAATTGCTTATCGTTGAATGACGGCTTGAAACCACTGTTGAAATGGTCTGACATTTTGTGAGATATGTCGGTTGCTACATCAGACATCTTCCCTGTTAATTTTGGGAAGGTTTTTGATATACCTTTTTGTATATCTTCACCAAAAGTCTGACCAAGCTTGCTACCAGCTAATCCACCAATTACACCACCAACAGCGGTCCCAACTACCGGCATAACTGCAGATCCAGCAGCAGCACCCGCAGCAGCGCCACCGACCGACCCAGTGAACCCACCTAGATGTTTACCCAACGTTGCTTTAGTCGTACCAAACAGTTCTGGCAATGACGCAGCAATGCTCATATATGGAATGGCTTTAGAAAGCCCACGAGCAGCCATCATGGTTTTGCCACCGCCTAGACCACTAGCTGCTTCTAACTCAGCCGTTGAAGTAGCGCCACCCTTAGAAAATAGTCGCCCAAGAACTTTAGAACTGCCAGCTGTGGCTGCAGCTCCACCAGCTTCTTTAGCAACTGCTTTACCGCCCGCACCAATAACACCACTACCACCACCGAACAGATCAACTATTTTGGAAACGGCAGCTGTTTCAAGAAGTGACTTGCGCAAACTTGCAAGCATGCCGATAAACTCAAGACCTTTTTTGAGCGCAAACATCGCAATAAATGCTTTGGTTAAGTTCTCAATCAACTCTTGGTTCTTGGATAAGTTCTTTAAAGCATCATCAATCTTGTCTAGTGGATCTTTAGAATCTTGAGCCTTTTTGCCCACTAAACCAAACATCCTGGCAATATCATAAATGATGTCACTGAATGTCTTCCAAACGGTTTTGCCGATAATGCCTAATATCTTACCAAGATTTCCAATAATATCGATAATTGTATTTTTATGAGCATTAACGTATTTAATGAGTTCAACCAACCATCCAGTAACATGTGAAATTGCAGTAGATGCTAAATCAGCATACTTTTTCATCATATTGTCAGATAATAAATTTCTCATATCTTGGGCAACGCCCTTACTCATTTTGAAAGATGAAGCCATGATATTACCAGTCAGCATTGACCATCGCGACTTTATATACATTGACATACCTTGGAAACTATTCATTGCCTCTTCGGTACTGCCTCTATATTTTTTGCCTAAATAATCCAGCGCTTCAGTAAATTGTTTTGAGGTCAATTTTCCAGCAGCTGACATTGCATAAAGTTGACTCATTGACTTCCCTGTTGCCTTTTGTAAAGCTTCACCAAACATTGGAAAGCGACTAATCATAACAGACATATCTTCAGCCGATGTTTTCCCACCAGCTACAATTTTTGCAAACTGCTCACCGGATTCTTTTAACGCATCATTTGAAACATGCAGTGTTGATCCCAATGCTACAAAATCATCAGTCCACTTTTTAGTCTCTTTTTCACTTGAATGGACATGATAAAAACTTTGCGCCATCTTATCAATAGTATCGGCAGCGTAAATAGAGTGCTGTGAAACATGATTGATGTATGTTAATAGTTCCTCACCATCCTTAGGTGCTTCAGTCGTTAGATTATGCCAGTTCATGCGCATCATATCCTGCTGCTTGTTATATTCCATACCGGATTCAGTAGCATTTTTTAGCCCGCTTATTAATCCTTGAATTCCGGTTTGAATAACACCGCCTAAAAATGTCCCCACAATAATTTCTTTGAGATGTGAGAAACCATGTTCGGTTGATTCCGACTGCTTTTTCAAAGCAGTTAAATCATCAGAAGCTTGTTTTTTATCTACTTTTAATTTTGTAGACTTTTTTTCAGGAATTCGACTGATTTCTTTTTTCCAGTCTATAACCTCGTCACGTTCTGCCTTAGCTTTCAAACGTGTTAACTGATTTCTAGGAATCTGTTTGAGCATCTTTCTAAAATCTTTTACGCCAGCTTCTTTCGCCTTAGCTTCCAACTTAGTAATGATTGGGGAATCAAATTCATCCTTAATTTTCTTCTTAGTTTTTCTAGCTTTCTTCTGTACCTTATTAGCATTGTTAGCAAAGGCTTCGTCCATCTGATCTCCAGCATCGGCTCCAAGCGTCTTCATTAAATTATTGACTCGTTCACGATCACTCATGAATGACTTGGTATTCATTAACAAATCAATTGTTACAGTTCCATCAGCCATGGACTATCTCTCCTTTGCCTTCTCTGCCAACATGCCGAATACTTGCCCCATCTGACTATCTAAACTTGCTTGTGTGTCTTGGTCGTCCAAACGATAGTAGTCTTGCGCTTCTAATAAACTAGTAAGCTCTTCGCCTTCCAGCCCGCTAGTTGACTTCTGCCGAATAGCGACAATACGACGGAACTGAGTTGTCTCACTGAGTCCGTCCAACATTGCCTTGAACTTTTCCCAACGCAGCTTACCTTGTTGCTCAATTAAGTCGATATGATAATCGGCCATAAATGACGAAAAAATTGCATCTGCGTCTTTCTCATAACTAAAAAAGCGCTCCTGCGGTACAGGGTCGCCATTTAAATCAACGTTAGGTTCATCATCGTGATCGCCATAAACCGTTTGTTGAACATATTTGGATATCTCAGATACGACTGATACCATTTGTTCTGCAGTGACGTCTGTGCCTTCGCCTACAAACGCATTGAACGCTAGATAAACCTTGTGTGAGTCGTCAATAGCATCATCGTCAAGCAAGATATACCAGCGGAGCACATTGTCAAAGCTTAAATCGACAGTCCATTCTTCACTGCCAATCGTTATTGTTGTACCGAGCGGCTCAACTAGGCTAAGCATTCACATCACTTCTTCTTCGTAGCTTTGCGTGACTTGTAGTAAGTGTCAATGTAGCTATCCCGCTGGTCACGCAGTTCATCGTATTCCTTGACGACCATAAAGAAGGCAGCCGCCATTCGTTCGGTGCTCTTATTGGTTAGTCGATAGAGTTCATCACCAGCACCTTCTCCAAATTGATCATCAAAAAATGCACTTAATTCGCCCCGCAGGTCCTTATAAAGCTTGTTTAGGAATTGGCGTTGTTCCTTCACCGGCTTATCATCTAGTTCCGTCATCTTCTTCTGGTCATCCAACGCATGCAAGTGCTTGCCAACACTCAAACGAGTGTCCGCCAGTTTCATGTTTAACTCATCATTGAAGTAAAGCTTTGCATGGCGCTTACCAAACTTGAACTCCGCAAACTCCTGTGGTCCGCCTGCTATATTAATTGCTGTCATGATATAAAATCCTCCTATATTTTAGTATGTATGAGGGCAAAGCCCTCGTTAACTAAGCCTGGCTGCCAGTTCCTGAACCTTGTGTAATGGTCCCGCTAGCGCTAGTCGTCTCATCTTCATCAAATTCAACCGTCTTACCGTTCTTGTCAGTCATGATTGGCTTACCATTGAACGATAACGTAAAGCTGAACGTCTGCTTGGCATTGGCGTTACCACCCATTGGAACGATAGCCGTAATCGTAACGTTTGACACAATCTTATTGCCGTCAGGATCAGTCCAACGTGCTAATGTTTTCAAACTTTCGCCGATAGCCAAGAATTTACTTGCAACATAATCTTGCGCAGCATCGCCGATTACTCGATGACCACTGAAAGCTAACGTAATACGCTTACCAGTTACATCTGTATCGGTAAATCCTGCCCCGTCATAATAGGCAGTGTTGTCGTCTGTTTCGTTAGCGGCTGGAGTAACACCCGAGATACCAGCTGCTAAAGGTACGAAGGTTGCCTTCGTTGTGTCTTTGGGGTCTTGACTACCAGTAGTGTCAATTTCAAAGACGTTTTTGTAGTTCATTTTAAATTTTGCCATTTTGTAACTACTTCCTTCCTTAATTAGAGACGCTATTCAGCGCCTGTAAAAGTGCTTACGATAACGGAAAAGCTAAGCTGATAGGTTGAGTAACCTTGATTATCCTGCTCAGATATACTTGGCTGCCCGTTGATCGTTAATGATTCAAATTCAAAACTGCCATTACTACTAACTAATTCATCAGCTGTCAACACGTCCAACGCTTGCGATACGAGCCATAGCGTTGTGTTAGCTTGCTGCTGGTTCTTAGTACGCATACCAACTTCATAATTCATCTGCCACTGCTGATTACCTGCATAATCTTCATCAAGCACTCGACTACCCGGCAGTGGATAAAGTGACAGCGAATCAGCAACCGTCAGATAGCCCAGCGTGCACTTCATTGGCAAGCTGGGAACTTTGTTGATACTTGCTGCTAACCGTTCCAATAAGTCCATCACTTCATCCCCTTAGTAAAAGCATCTATCCAACTACTCATGAACACTGACTTGCCTTTTAAGTCCCAGCGCTTTGTAGTACCTGGGGTTGTGTAATTACTGGGATTCACTGGGTGCCCGTTGATGATTCCGTAGAATTGTGCCTTTGCATAAGGCATTGCATACGTTATCTGACTACCATCGGCCGTAGCGTGTACAGAATCACGCAAATGACCCTGTCTCTTCGGCACGAACTGTTCCATATCTGACATAGCCTGATTGACTAAGGCATATTGCCCACGTTTGACGTTGTCCAAACTGGTATGCTCCATAAAACCATCTAGATCAACGTTTACTTTCATAACCATTACAGCACCTCCAACTCGTAAGAATGAAGTGCATTGCTAAATGGTTCGCGGTTATCAATAATCTTTTGAACAGTGTACTCTTCGCCCTCAAATACAAGCTTAGAACCTACGCCATTCTTGGTAATCGTTGGTAGTGGGCTACTAATCCCTGCGTACAGAAAAACAACCGCATTAGCCACGATTGTCCGATCGTTGTTGCTACCAGAGTAAATCGTTTGCGGTTGCACAACACAATGCTCGATTGTGACTGGTTCACCTGCCAACGGTTGACCCCATTCATCCGTTTTTGTTGGATCAGTCAGAGTGAGCGTGATTGTCTGCTGACACATCCGTTTCGGTGGTTTCATCATCAACGGTAGCTCACCGCCCTGCACATCAACCCAATTTGAGCCAAAATCGCAACGACACCGTTAGCTAATCCAGTCTTGCCGAAGTTAGTAGCATTCACATTAGAATTTGCCTGTACGTGGGTTCGGCCAATCTCAATGCTGGATAAATCCTGATTAGCAATGCCAATAGGCGTATCAGCGCCAACTTCATCGAAGTAGTCACACTGCAAGGCGACTGCTCGCTTGAACTGCTTAGCACGGAATACTTGCCATTGGGTGCCAGCCAAGTCGTCAACCAACGAACGAGCGGCGTAGTCAGCGTTATAGAAGAATTGAGTTGTAATATCAATTTGCGTTTCAGCAGCCCGTTCGTGTTGATCAAAGATTGTTTCATCAGTAATCATGGTAAAACCATTCTGTTGATACTCTTTAAACGTCAAATAGGCCATCTAATCACTTCCAGTCTAAATTACTTACCAGTTGAAGATGAAGAAGTTGATGTTCCAGGCGTAGCGGCTACGTAGATAGCTGGCTTAGCGTTGTCAAATACAATAGCATCGTAGTATGACAAGCCCTTGACGGTAGTACGATAGCCAGAACGGTCAGTGTCATCAGATACGATGTCAACTGAATCATACTTCGTAATTGGAGCAATGGCGCTCAATGGAAGCAAGAAGAAGTTAACGGCGTCAGTGATTGTTAATCCTTGAATCCGGCCCTTAGCGACTGGGATAATTGGCACACTACCGTCAATTTGACCGACTTTGCGGTTAATCCCGTTGATACTCATGTCGTTAACAGAGAACGTCTTAGACACGCCGTCAGCGTTCTTTAATGCCTTGTAGTAAGCGCTGGAAACGAACATTGCAAAGCCACCAGGAACTTCATTGTCAAGCATGAATTGTTCCGCGTCATCGTAGGCCAATAAAGCGTTCTTACTGTCAATTGTGTCAGTAATCTTGGTGCCAGCGTTATCAAAGATGGTTTGAGCAATAAATTTATCCTTGTGTGGTACCGTGATCAAGCGTTGATGTTCTTCTACAAGATTCTGGACGGTTAACGCGCCACTTTCGGACATATCCAGCTTGTCTAAATCGTAACCAATCCAGTCTTCTTGCTTCAATTCGATTGGTACCTTTTCAACGTTGATGTTGTGACGAGCGTTATCGCCGTTCCGAACGTACTGCGTAGCTTCTGCGAAGCCGTCCATCTTGTTGATACGTACAGTATGAACACCGTCAAAGTCGGCCGCCGTAATTGATTTGGCACCGCCTTGAAGTGGTTGCCATAGTTGTGATTCTGCCGCGTATTTCTTGTCAATCGTAGCTAAATCTTTTTGATCTAAAACTAAAGTCATTAGTTATTCCCTCCTATTTTTCCACAGCACCCATTCGTGCTGCAATGCGTTGTGCGAGTGACGGTTCACCACCACCGGTACTCCCACTAGGGTTACCGCCAGCAGTAATCTTCACGGCTGGTTTACCGCCATTGTCGTCGCCTTTGTCAAACAGGTAGTCGTGTGACTCCTGCAACTTCTCAATCTGTTCACCGATACCCGTTAGTTGACCATCATCGCCAAGCTTGACAGTATCCATGTCGATAAACGGCATGATAGCCTTAGCATCGCGAGCTTTAGCGTCACGTAATGCCATTTGCACAGCGTTGTCAGTCTTAACCTTCGTTAAACTAGCAGCAGCTTCACTATCCTTCGTCTTGATGGTTTCTTGTAACGTGGCAATCTGCTTGTTGAGCTTTTCAGAATTACCGGCTTGTTCACCAAGCGACTTGATTTGACCATCACGATCAACAACTTGCTGCTTAACTGAATCAAGTTCCGATTTAGTGTCAGCTACTTGTTGCTTAATTGGCTCAATGCCAGCGTTATAAAGCTTCATCACCTCGGTCGTTTGTTTATCGTCTAACCCTAATGTTTCTAAATCCTTACGTTCCATAATCCAATCGCTCCTAACGTTATTTATTACGCGGTAACGGCCGCGCGAATTGATTGCATAAGTAATGAGCAGTTTAGCGACGTACTCAGGTCGTGCAATTAAATAATTTTATTGTTATTAATCATTTGTAAAGTCTCTTGAGGGACTAAATAATCAGCATATACAATAACCATCTCCAATCCAAATTCAGGACGCATTAATGTGTCGCTGCTTGAATCTTCAAATTTAATTTTGCGAATTCCACGGCCAAGTTTAACTCCATTTACAACTAAATCTGGCTGACCGGCTTTTAATCCGCACTTCGAACTACCACTCCAATTGATTGAATTAACTCTAATTTTAGAAATACATTTGCTTTTCAATAGTGCTCACCTTCTACTATGTTTAATTTGGGGCTGCTGGTATACTTGTTCACGCGAATAATCGCGATGTAAGAAATCGTGTTTCTTAACCAGACTGCGAATATTGGCCCGCTGACTGCCTAACAATGACTTATAGCGTGCTACGCCTTCCTTGTCACCCAGCTCTTCGGCCGCTGCCAGCTTCTTCTTGGTCTGCCGGATAGCCCGCTCATAGCCACGTTGTTTGGCTTGAATGTCCCCATTGGCTTTGGCTTCCTCAGGGTCATATTGTGGCTGGTTATTTGTGTTCACACCCTCAATAAACGGGTATAGCGTGTGTGAGCAGTTAATGCCCTGCGTCCCTGCTGGTGTACCATAGCCATGGTTGTAGATGCTATCGTACTTAGGATTGAACGTATCGCTGCCGGGCTCTGTTAGGTTGACCACTTGGCCTTGAATCGGTGCACAAGCTTCACGTGCGGCCGGGTGTGAACTCATCACTGCTAAGGTGGTACCAAAGTCTTGCATACGTTTCAAACGCAAGTTATTGAATGTTCGATGAGCAGTCGTGTTGATTACCGTACGAGCATAGCCCTCCAGTGACCAATTATGACCACCTTTATCGACTAAATTGGACTTAATGCCAGCGTCCACCCATTTGTAGACGTTATCTCGTAAAGCCCTATCGTGCGTTTTAAGGCCGACAACTGTTTCCATAGTGGTTTGCTTGATGATGCCTTGATAAGCTCGCATAGCACCATTCTCATTGTAATTAGTGGACAATAACGACTGGTTAACCGTGTTATCTAGGTCTTTCCATGTTTGATTTTGTAAAGAGTTAATCGTGTCGCGAATTTCATCATCAACCACGATTTTCTTATGCAATTGACGGCTCAACGTAGCATCAATTTCGTTGACAATTTGAAGCCCGTTATCATATACGAGCTTTGTAATTGCTTGTTGCGATTCGCCAGTATATTTGGCCACTAAAGCAATGACTTGCTTGTTTAGCACGCCCATCTTAGCCAGCTGTTCAACTTGCCAACGTAAAACGTTCTTACTATCAACCATATCGAAGTTAGTTGTCTTGAGCGTTTGGATAATACGTGCGTAGATGTCTTGTTCAAGCTTGGAATAGATGTCAACAGATGCTCCCGCATCGTGCATCATAGATTCCTGGGTAATCATTCACCATCACCACCACCAAGAATAGCTGAGCGACTTCCCTCAAACGTGTCGGTTGGTGCTTCAGATTGAATCTTAGCTAACTCCTCAGCGGCTTGTTCGTCAGTCATGCCATAGTTACGTTGTAGGAATGTCTGTTTAGATAGTGCCCCAATAGCCAATACCTTAGCATCTTCTTCGAGTTGTTTGTCCTTATTAACGAACACGCCGTCGTCAAAATGGCATTCAATATCGAGCGGCTGGCTGGCTGAGTCAAGCGTGAATAATGGCTTGCCGTCATCAAATAGATCACTAGCGTTGGCTAACTCAAAAATTGACTGGCACAGCTCATCAATAGATTTTTCGACCATTGTCAAATAGCTTGAGCGGGTCTGATAAGTCATTGAATTATTGCTGACAACCTCGGTCGCTGTTTTAACGCCATCATCGGAATATGAAAATGTTCCAGTAGACAGACCAATTTGAACTTCAAACTCCTTGATGAAGTGGTCGATAGCATCCTTATACTGAACAGTTCTGATAGGCGTTGTCATGTCCTTAACACCAAGACCATTATTGTCATCTGACAGTACACCAACGTAGACATTTTGTTCAGTATCAAACGTTGGTTTGTGCTCATCATCAAACCGCAGCATACCCGGTTGGACCGCAATGTGCTTCTGACCCAATCTTATTTCCCAAATAAACTGATCGTGAGTATCATTAATATCGTCCAAGACGTGCTTAGCATTATCCACGACACCAAGTCCCAATGGGCTTTCGATGTTGATGTTGTTGGCTCCCGGCGTTTTAAAGTAAGCGAACAGTGGCCGTTGTAAACCACTAATGGTGACTTGTGGTGCCAGCTCTTTGTATACCGGCAATGTGGATAGTGGTACTTGATTGCCCACTACGTCGGGACTATCTGACTTGTACAGCTCGTTGGTGATCTGATAGCTACCGTCGGCTTGCCATTGATGGAATTCAAGCAACGTGTAGTATTTAGTCTGATTGCTTTCAGTACGCTGTGTTCGACTAGCAATAGCCGCTTCGCTAATATCATTTGTATTAGATTGTAGCGGGTAGAATTGATCAGCCCGCACCCATGCAATCTTGATATGGTTGCCGTCAATATAAGGTCGCATCGCAAAGCCGCCTAGGGCAACTCCTTTTTCAAGTGCTTCCTCAAACTTATTCTTGAAGTCGTTATCTTCCAATACATCGTTTAAGAATTTGTCCGCTTCATTGTTATCCTTGACGTGAATTTCAGCTTTCTCATTAAAAATTAATGAGGCAATTCGACGAGCGGCAGTTTTTGCCATGTTTATTGTGTTCTTAGGACGCTTTCTTTCAATGCCATCCGATGCCTGATAGTAGACATTTTGTAATTTATCGCTGTAATATTCCAAGTCGTTTTGAATACGAACATACTCATCCGGGTCAATACTGATACGAGGATCATCTGTAATTTTACTTAAGCTTCCTGTTACTCCCGTGGCTGCCGCCCCCTTCCAGAATAAATCTTTAATTCGTTGAATTAGTCCCAATTGCTTCACCTACCATCTCAAATCAAGGTCGCGTAGATTGTCAAGCACGAAGTACTGAAACGCGTCGCATGTATGGTCATCTACCTTGATAACCTTTGGCTTGTCGCTTTCCAGCGTGTCACCGTCCCATTGATACTTGCGATGTTCACTAACAAATATCTTGTTGGCTTCGTTATCGAGATAATAAAAACGCCCAGTGGCCAAAAGGTCCTGAACGTGATCAATCATCGCTGTCTTTTCAATCTTGTTTACGTGATGCCAGTGTCGACCATACTTTTTGAAGTACTCATGGTCAATCGCATAGTCGGACGTTGCTTCATCGGCTGACCGCTTCCAAGCTTTCTTATGCCATTGCTTCTCACGACTATCCTCAAATGCGTACAGCTCGTCTGCTAGCTCGCTAGGCGGCTTCTTAACCGACTGATGAGCTGGTGAATAGTAATACGTATCTAGTAAGATAACGCGCTTCTTAGCCGTCAATGCAATACATAGCTCAGTCGTGGCTGACACCTGCTGGCCACTATCTTGGCTGAAGTATAGCGACTTAATGTAGTCGTCGTCTGGGAACACCTCTAAGGACTTAAACAGGCTCGGATTATAGATGTTCGTACCTAACCCAATAACTTCGCCCAAGTAAAGCCAGCGATAGTAGTCGTAATCGTTCTTCTTATACTGCTCTATCAAGTCAAGCGTTTGCTTACTGGTAAAGCCACGGACGTCGCAGCGATAGTCACTCGTGTCAATCAGATAATTGTCATCCTTTGACACTTTATCTATCCACTCGTTAATCCAGTCATACGGATTTTTAGGCGGATTATATGAGTAGAACACTTTAACTTGATCCAGCCAATCCGGCTTCTGCCGAATAAACGTCGGGTTCGCTTGGTCAAACACATCGCCAGACTTCATGTTAGCGGCTTCTTCGTACCAGACAGCTATCACATTGCCCACAATGTTTGACTTGAGCTTGTACGGATTATCGGCGCCATAAAAGTAGAACGTGCTGCCAGTTCGCTTATGCTGTATCGTGAGTGGTGATTTATAAGCGATAAACTCGTCATCCATGTCAAGCATGCTGAGTGCCCATTGGATCTGGTTGTAAACCGTGTCATGTAAGTCTGACTTGTTTGCCAGCACAGCGATGACGTTGGCTTTGTGATGCTGCATGATAGCCTTCTTGACCATTGTTACTAACTTCAAGCTGATAACGGACGACTTGAACGAGCCACGGCCACCGTTTGCAACGATGTAAGGCTTGTCAGTCGTCCACATTCGCTTAAAGTGAGGGTTAATCAAGTCTGATATCCTGATAACCTTCTTGATATTCGTATCATCAACTACCAGCGTCTTCATCTTCTATGCCTCCCACATCATCAACTATCAGTGTCTGTCCCTCATTGCTTTCACCACTCCGGGCCTCTTTAGCTTTAGACTCAGCAATATCTGCTTCAGCCTCAGCTTTACGAATCTGAGCATCATTCATTGACCGGTCCAGAATATCCTTGGCAGCACTAAAACGTACCATCTCGCTACGTGCATCTAACAGCTCACGCATTGTCATAATGGCCTCGCTGGTTAGGTCACGCAGCATAAAACGATTATATTCATCCTGTGCTTGTCTAAATATTTCTTTCTGTTTCCATGCTGAAATGGTTGTTCTTGATATGCCGACATTATCAGCAACTTCTCCTTGGTTCATTTCGCCTGAAAACAGCAACATAATAGTCTTTTGCTGCTTTTTAGGTAACGAATAAAAAGTCGCCAATTGTCGGATTTTGTCGGATTTCATTACATACCACCACACCTCCGTTTTTAAACCAGTCGAAATCGACGGGTTTAGAATTAATCTTTATTTTCCAATTTAAATCCATCACCCTGTGAAGCTTGATATGCCGGCTTGGATTTATTTTCCAAACTAAAAGCGCCATGCTTATTCGCACGACGCTTCTTATCCTTATACCATCTATCTAGCCGAGCATCAGCCTGTACCCATTCAGGCGGCTCGTACCCATATTTGCTGTGTATCATTACTGCCATGACACCACTCCTAAATTTACGTAAAATAAAAACGTCCCAAGGGACGTTGATTTCTATTTAACATTATTTCTCAAAAAAGAAACTATTCTCGAATTTTACCAATATAAAGTTAAACATTAGTGATATAAATTACATTACCCTCGACTTGTACCTCATACATAAAATCCTTTTTAGCAGAATAATACATATATCCGCTAATTCCCTTTTTACCTGTTTCTATTGCATCATTTTCCATATAATCTCGCATATGTTCAGACATAAACTCTTGATCTGAACTAGCATCGACCCATTTCGGCAAGGTAACAACCGCCTGATAAATAACATTACAATTCTTGAATACTGTAAATTCAGTTCCTGTACCCAAAGAAGCGTTATCGTCTAATTTATAGGTAACAAAACTATCGTCTTCACGAAGCTTTGTCATTCCCTTAGGATCAATAACAGAATGTACCGCATTTCTCTTTAAAGAATGTGTTTTATTGAATAAAAGATCCAATAAAGTCAAAGTTATATCTTCTGCTGCAAATATAACAAATCTAGCCTCAACAGATGTTACAGATTCTGTTCGTACAGATGATCCATGAGATACAGATGTCGAATTTCTAAGACTTCCTATCTCAACAATCGTGGCAATCAATTTATTGAATATCTTAGTTATGTGTTCTTGCGAGGATAATTCAGATTCTAATACATGCAACGTTATTTGAGCAAGTTCAGGTAATAGATGATACCTATCCTTATCAATTTCGTAGCCTTTAATTGTTTTAAAAATCCATTTACAAGTTGATTCCACCATACTTCGAGCATAATTAACCGACTCACCATATTTCTTTTCGTTATAGCTATCATTCATCTCCGAATAACGTTCGTCGATTGCTTCAACACCAAAACTATCAACCTCCGGCCTTAAGATTTTACTAGGATGTCTCATATACTTCACCACATTCTTAATTAATTTACTCTAACTATACAAAAACTCCCGCTAAAAAGCGAGAGCAGTTTGAAGGATTTTAGTTTGAGCAATCAAAGAAATTCGTGAGTATCTAGGCTGCTAAACTAATAAACTACACCGGCGGCAGAGAGGAGCGCATCACCCCTTATAAATCCGCCGGCTACACAGATAGCTGGATTTGAACCAACATAGACGTTTTTGGAGACCGCCATCTTGCCAATTAGATCATATCTGCTTAATAGACGGGCCGTCATATCAACTTAATCAAGGAGGCAACATAAACTGTACATCTGTGCCCGTCTAACGTAGCCTGCTGGACTCGAACCAGCGACAACCTGATTAACAGTCAGGCGCTCTACCAACTGAGCTAAGGCCACAATAATAATCGATTAGGGCTATCAGAAAAACGTTTATTTGTCGCCCTAACCAATTATCGATAATACTAATTTACCACCAATTTATTGCTATGAAGTCCGGCTTGAGTTCGGAAAAAGTTCGGTTAAAGTCCGGTTTGAGTTCGGTTTTGATAAATATTCAGGTCTTCTAGGTAATAGCTCTGTGCAAACTGTAGCATTGCCAATGGCTTCCAACGGTCAAAATACTGCGTCTTGCTGTAGCCAATATCCATGTAGCACATCGTGTCGCTGTAACCTTGCAAATATAGCCGATCTAATATCTCCTGGCACTCATGATCACAGCGAGCCATTGCCTGAATAGTCTGTCGGACAATCTGTTCGGCGTACAGGCGGCGTGTAATCCGATCCTCGGCCGAGTTACCAGACGAGGCCGACTTAGGCATGCCATCCATGCTAGGCGATTTAAGATCAGCGACCGAATGGCCGGACGCCCGAACTGCTTGCGGTAACTTCTTATCCAGGAACCGCCGCACCTGTTTAATTGTTTTATCTTGGTCAATTGGTGGAAAAATTTCATCTGAAATAACTTGCTGTTCGCCCATCATGCGCCCCTCCGCTTTCGTATGCTATAATTAACTTATTCGGAATTAGTTGTAGCGCGGTCAGCGATGGCAGCGCTTTTTTATGTTATACTTACAACGGTCATTCGAGTGGTCCCGTGACTGGTCGCCTTAACGGGCGGCTTTTTGTTTGCTTCGGCGTGTTTCTTCATACGCCGGTGCTTCCGTTTAATCGTTGAACGCTTCTTAGTGTGTTTAGGCATTCTCGTCCTCCGTGATTTCATCTATTTCTACTCTAGGATTTCGTTTATCAACGGCAAATTCGTCCTGGAATCCTGTGATGTGCTTTCGATTGTCGTTGCCTAAAAGCCCAGCCTTCATAAAGCCGTCCAACACAAACTTTTTAGCAAACGCGATATTATCCGCATCTTTTCGGTTGTTTTTCGTGTACCACGTGAATTTGAGCTTACAAGGCCAGCTGAATTCGACTCCAGAATTTCGACTAGCCCGCGCATATACACTACATAAGGCCGTGTACCGCTTCTTTAGGTTAGCTGCCGCATACCGATTGGCCCGTTCAGCCTTGATGTACTCATTTAAGCTAGGTAGTTCGCCTTTGATCACGACTTTGCTCATACTTTCGGCACCCGGCTGATGTAATAGCCGCAAACAATGCCGTTTGAGTAGCTTGCTTGCCTTATCGATCTAGCTGGGGCACCGAGCTTTTCACCCAGCAACTCGACTGTTTGCCCAGTAATAATCTCGTTGGGATTGTCGTACTTCTCGGCCCGCCAGTACTCGTTGCGCAGTGGCAAGCTGTACTTGTTTACGAGATAGCTCACTCGCTTGGTAATGTAGCCAGTTTCGTCTGTCAACGCTCTAATAGTGTATTTGCCGGCACGATGAGCACGGCGAATATCTCTAATTTGCTCACGTTCCTCAGCTTGGGGATCTGGTAACATACTAGCTAAGTAAGCTTCATCACTGCGTACCTTAGTCCCAGGCTTAACCAGTCTAACCGGGAACGGCCATTCACCAGATTTGTAGTTATGTTGCGCGAGCTTAAACATTTCCGGTTCTGGCCCGATTGCTAGTGGGTGATCGATATCGGGTAGATCAGCGTTAATTACTAGCACCTGTGTTTCATTCATTCGCTCACCTCCGTTTGCAATCCTTGTCTAGCTTGCTCGAGATCAATAAAATACTCGGCTGGCTTACCCCAACATTGGGTCAAATCAAAATTTAAGCCATCCCGCTGATATTCAATAATTAAAACCTCGAGTGCAAATAGCTTGTACTCATGAGCGCACACTTCATCTTGCGCGCTACCGCCAGCCTTTAAATGCCGCTTCATACGCTGCTTAGTCCAGTGCAATGCGGCCGGTTCATAGGCATGGTTAGCGGCTAACTTGACTAATTGATTACCCCAATTCATTTAGCTTCCTCCTGACTGTTCATGAGCGCTAGAAAATCATCGTCACTCATATCGTCCTGCTGGTTATCACTTGAATTTGGCTTAGAATCCGCCTGAGAAGCGCCGTTTTGCATCCACTTTGGCGTAACTTCTTTACGGCGTGGTTTTGAATAGCCACTAGGTTTTCTTTCGCTCTTCATGCGGTCGTCATGATTAGCAGCAGCCTTTTTAGCCTGCTCTAACGTCGTAATATTTCGTTTCTTCCAACCCGCAACAATTGCACGAACGTATTTCAAACATGCATTAGATCCAATCTGATGTTCTCCAGCAACCCAAATTGCATAGGCAATCACCTCAGGCTTGAACTCTTCCAGCCATTCATCAATCTCAGGTCGGGCAATACCATTTGGAAATCCCCACAGGTTGGTCCAATCGTTAATGACCTGCTCGCGCGTGACACCCGCGTCATCATCATAAGAGTCAGTATCAGTCAAGTCAGGGTCAGTACTAGTAAGTTCTTTATGTTCTACTGGTTGACCTCCACCTTGCCCAACCGGTTGACCTACTTTATCTAAACCAGTTGGCCTACTTTTATGGCTTGTAGTTGGGTTACTGGTTGGGTAACCAGCTGACCTACTATATAAATTAATAATGCGATATTCAGGCGGTTTCACATTTTTCTTGCCTCTAACGTATTTAATTAGTCCTAGTTGCACTAATGAGTTGCGTGCTTTATCGAGGCCGGGTTCGGATAGTCCTGTCAGACTGAGTAATGCCGAATTTTTCATGCGAAACTGAACGTCCAACTTGCCTTCATCGTTCGCATAGTCTAATAACTCGCGATACAGATTATTTTGGCCGTTAGAGACACTCGCTTCATACATTTTAAAATTGCGGTACGCTCGTCGTTGCTTGAAGTAATCCAAATTCGTCCCTCCTTTACTAATGGGCCTTTCACCCGTTCGGTGGATTCAGTCACTGCTGTTCAAGCCAATTCTGTTTAGTCAATCTATGAGTAAGTCGTCTGCACTAACGACGCTCTCTAACTTTTTGGTACTACGACAATAAGCACAATGTCCGCATTGGATAGGATCTGCTTCGCCTTTAATGACATCTTGAATATGCTGTTGAGAGTCCAATATCTGGTTCATAGCATTAGTAAGTCGGTACTCCGGTAAATCAATAGCCTGCTTGTCTGGTGGATCCTGTTTGCTTACTGCCACGATGTACGGTTTACACATCACACCGAATTGCTGCTTAATCAGTTCCTGATACACGGCCATTTGAAGCTGATAGTTATACGCATAAACAAATGGTTCCCGTTCACGGCTTTCTTCATTCCAATAACCCTTATAAATATCAGCGGTCGTCTTTAGATCAACGAAGTAACCTTGTTTCAAATTGAGGCAATCAATCTTGCCCTTCCAGGGATAACCACCGATTTCACCAGTACAATCACTTCTTTATCGCCTTGATAAAGAAGATTAAAATCATGATCGTCAGATAAGGCTTCAATCATGGATTCAGCAATTTTGAAGTCCTTTTTGAGATGGCCTTTGCTTGGGCCCTGGCTTGAAATTGCCTCTGGATGTTCATCAACAAACTTGGCATGAGCTTTCTCGCTTTCGAAGTAGCTGTGAAGCCAATTTCCAACGATTAGCGCCGTTGAGTTCATAACTGGCTCCCATTTACCCTGCAACTCGGCGAGTGCTTCAGCCTCACAGGCTAAAAACTTCTTGAACCATGTTGCTGACATAAATGATTGATCTGTCCAGCGATCGTAATAGTTAGCCGGCGTCAAGGTCTCCGAGGTTGTCGAAGAGGTTTTGCTGGTTGGCCCCGTCTTTGGCAGGTTCTTGATCATTGCTTGGTGCCTCCTTTACAGCTGTTTTAACGGGTTCTTTGACTGGTTCGGCAGACTCTACCTTCTCAGCTTTATTCTCTGCTACATCAGCTACCAATGACCTTTTAGTCGGTGTTACGTCTTTTCTATCGTCATTCTCATATTCGTTGCGAGTGGTTTCGTTAACTGCTTTTACAAATAAATCGTTGTCTGAGCTTGAATTAATATAGAACTTCGCAGCTCGATTGATAACAGTCCGTTTAGCCATCTCTTCCGGGAACTCGTTTTGAACCTTCTTCGTCTTAGCGTGGCTCCAACTGGTGTCGATGTCTTTTTTGTCATAACCGTGTATGTCCGGTTCCCGTTGATGTCTTCGATCCATGCAAAGGCCCCGATAATTGGCTTATCTAGGTTCTCAAAGCTTGGCTCGAACTCTTTAACCACCAGCACTCCATTTTCACCACCAATCTTGAAAGTGTCGTCTTTGTGGACAACCTGTGCCTGAATATCCTTAACGTTTGAAAGACGCTTTACAACACTAATTGAGCCAAAATAGGAACGCTGCATGACTAACTGGTTGCCATAAGGAATGAAATAGCATTGGTTTTTAGCTGGGCTCAATCCTTGAATTGCCATGTTCATCAACGTCTTGATAACTGATCCTTGGTCACACTTATCAAGTAATGGTTGGCCCTTAGACGTATCACTCAAAATCAAGTAAGCACTGTTTAATGCATTCCCTACTGAATAATCAGGTGGTAATGACAAGCCTTCATTATTCTTCATATCCTCAATATTGTTATTAACCATCGTAACTAACTCATTACTCATGCTTATTCCTCCTCTGATACCCAGTAATAGCCCAGACGTGTCATCATCGTGTCCGTGTCGATGTGTGCCAGTAGCTCGTCCCATAGACGGGACTGACCAAACACATCAATCAACCATTGCCAATTTGGCTCCTCACCTTGATCTGGATATAACACGCTTACGTCAGTCGAACCGAAAGTGACGATACAAATGGCGCTCAACATATCGGCCTGCATATCAGCCGCCCACTGCTTAAAGTCGTTATTATCGATATAATCTTGAAATAACTGTGCCTTGGCAAACTCATCACCATCGTAACAATAGTTATCTGCGTCAAGTACCCAGTCGCGTGAGTCGTTACGTTGCTGCCAATGCTCGTTTAAATCTGCCTGTGCTGGTATCATTTGCCCCACCTCCGTGTCAAACGTTGCCTTAGTGACTGTTTCGGAGTACAATAGAACTCGAAAATAAAATTATTAAGCGTCTTAGCTGCACGGGTACTCCCAATACTCGAGCAGCTTTTTTCGTACTCAAATTTAGGCTTTGGCGATACTTTGCGTACTTCCAATTCGTTCAACCTCCTTAAACGTGTTAAAAAGACTATCTAACTCCTGAATCGTGAGCTGTTTATAAAGCACGTTTCCAATCCTGAACGTAAATTTCATTGTCTTCATCTCCTTAAATTCCAAACCAACTAGCAACTTCATGACGCTTGAACCACAATGCAGTTAACGCGCAGCCTACTAATGCTCCTTCAATCATTGCTATTTCCTCCTAGCCATTTTCTTGATTGACTTTATCGATTACTTCCTGCAATTTATCCATTGGAATACCGGCATACTCAGCTTTCTTAGCCAAATCAGTTATCTCGGCGCTAATTTCTTCTGCATATTCACGTGGATAACGTTCAATAACTAGCTGCTGCGCTGGCGTCCGATCTCTCGGCTTGACTGTAATAGCTTCTTCAAACTCAACCTCAATTCTTTCTCGCTCACGCTGTTCCTTTTTCTGTTTCATCAAAGCCGAGAACATATCACCTTGTAGCTGACGATCATTCTGGAATGACAGCACTCCGAAATTCTCACGAGCACCAGAATAGCTAAGCCAAAAATCGTTAATTACATTTGCTAACGACTTCCTGATTTGTGGATCAGTACTTCTTGATCCACTCTTCAACCGGGACAATTGTCCGGGAGAAACATGCGTCCTATCTGCAATCTGCTGCTGTGTTAGTGTTTTATTTTTGCCTAATGCCAATGACAATTGCTCTGCAAACTTGTTCTTCATACCTACACCTCTGTATTTTGGAAAGGGCTTTATATAGCCTTTCCATGTAATTCACTTATAATTTAAATTAATCGGGATGATCTAATAGGTAATCGATCATCTCAGCTGCTGGAATCTGCCAGCCGTTATGGGTATTCACATAATCAATGAAGCCACCCTGTTCAATGTCCAAATCATGACGATGCTTGGTTAAATATCGTGAGGCTCGTTCGGTTGATTTAGTTCCGTATTTATACTTGGCCAAATCTTTAAGCTTCCAAGTACGAATACCACGTTGTGCTTGCTTCCAGGCTTGGAACTTCTCGTATTCTTCTTCGCTAATGAATTGGAATCCCTTTGGAGCCTCATGCCGAATCAATATCGTATCTGACATGTTCGCACCTCCTAATATGAAACTGACATAAGTTGGCTAGCTTGCTCGTTATACTCGGCCGTTACTGCTCGAAATTCAGCATCTAGTGCTTTATCGCTTAGTGCCTCAAACATTACTCTTGGTGTTTCTGGTTTAACCTTTGCTAGTGCATTGATTAATGTAGTTCGTGATAGATGTGTCATTTTGTTTCCTCCGTTCTTTGAAAATTAAATATTTGCTTTTAGTAACTCGAATATTCGACGCGCTTCATCAATTTTGCTTTCGTTAGTTTGATAAACATTAGACACACCTAAATGGAACCTTTGGACCATTTCGTGCAACTTCTCTTGCATAACTTCCATTACTCGGTCACCTCCACTGATAATTCATCTGTGGAAACTCCCAATGCACGGGCAAGCTTTTTCGCCGTCTCGTATGTCAAATTAGTACCTGACTCAATTGCGCTGATCGTCGTTTGCGGTACTCCACTTTTATCAGCTAGTGCTGATTGGCTGAGTCCCAGTTTCTGCCGCAATTCTCGAATCCTTAATGTGTAAGTCATTTGGTATCTCCTTTCCAGCCACTAATATATTGGTAACCTGGCCATATAATAACTAATATATCGTTACATGTCAACAATATATTAGTAAATATTTTTGTTATTTACTTTAGAATGAACTTAACAATATATCGTTAGGAGCTCATAACATGAAAACCGATGGAGAATTTGTTTCCGAACATTTAATGGAATTAATAACTCAACAGAACTTAACTATTAATCGTGTTGCAACATTAGCTGGGCTGAACCAGTCGACTGTAAACGCGATGTTTGAAGGGAGAAGTAAGCGTCCAACAATTACTACAATCCGTAAGGTATGTGGCACCCTCGGTATCAGCGTCCACGACTTCTTCGACTTTCCGCCTTACAACGAGGTGGAAAAATAATTTCTATAGACTTCTCACTTAAAAAGGTGGTAAAAAATGTTAACAGCTACGATTCATTTTTTAGATGGTGAAACACTAACGCTAAACGTCAATGACTTTGTTTGGGGTATTCGCACTGCGCCAATTAATGATCGGCCTAAGAAAGTTTCTAAAAAGAACTGGGAAAAGATAACGTACGATTTTCCTAACAAAGACGAAATTAATGGTCCGTTTGAACTGAACGAACATATTAAGCTAGGATTAGTGCCAAGTATCACCAAACTTCTAAACAACTACACTTTCTTTTTCACTGATGATGACCCTGGCACCGTGTTTGCCAGCTCCAAAGTGGTAAAGATTGTCAGTCATTAACGTTTAATCCGAAGAGTTGCTATTTGCGATAGCGGCTCTTTTACTTTTCATTGGCATCATTTTGTTGCCTCCTTCGACTTTGTATTACTTTTTGCAACTTTTGAAAACAAAAAAAGTGAATCAATTGGTCTCTCAACCCCATCTGATATTTTCTTAGCGACTTTCGGAGATGGTTTTCTTCCGTTTAATATTTGCGATAAATATCCATAAGAAATACCGTTTTTAAGGGAAAAGGACCGTACTGTTTCCCCCTTCAGGCTGATTAGTTTTCTGATTTCATCAGAGTTTTTTACAGGAAGGACTACTGCCATGTCTTTGCCTCCTTTCTTGATTACATAAATTATTATAATCTTTTGTTTTACTTTTTGCAACCACTTATCACGATAATATTTCACTTTTTGCACTCTATTGTTTCACTTTTTGCTATAATCCAATCATAGAAGGGAGTTTGACGCCATGAGTTCAACGGAAAATCTACGTAACGAAGTGTTAAACTTCGGTCCAAAAATCAAAGAAATAAGAAATAAGAAACGTTTTACAGTTAGACAAGCTGCACTACAAGCAGGAATATCTCCATCATTTTGGTCACAAGTAGAAAATAAAAAACGTGAGATTCCCAAACCAAAAACTCTTCAAAAAATGGCAACAGGTCTACGAATTACTGATGATGAAATTTTTAAACTAGCTGGCATTACCAAAGATCAAAATAACTTTCCTACAAAAGGATCTCACTATTATGACTTAACTGAAAAAGATGAAAGAAATATCGATAAGGAACTTGAAGATATGATGAACGGTCTCGACTCCAAACATTCGTTATCATTTTTTCAAAATGGGCAAGAGCTATCTGATCAGGATAAAGAACTACTCAAAGCGTCCATGCGCCAAACATTAGAATTATCCAAACAATTAGCAAAAAGGAAGTTTACTCCCAAAAAGTATCGTAATGGAGAGGAATAATAGGAGCTGGTTATATGGAACGGTGGATTGAAGAAGATATTGACCACTTAACCAACAAGTTTGGGATTCAAAATGCTTTTGGTTTGGCGCGTGACTTGGGCATTAACGTGCAATTCAATAACCTTGGTAGCAATATTTACGGCTACAATAACAACTCGCATCGAATCCCAATGATTGTCATTAATAATACAATTGATGAACGTACACAAAATGGTGTTTGCTATCATGAAATTTTTCATATACGACATCACAAGGGATTTAATACACAGTTTTTTGCAATAAATACGACAAGCTTTTTATCCGATAACAACGAAGTTGAAGCCAATAAATTTATGTTGACCATGTTAAAAGAGGAGTACGGCTGGAGCAAGCAGCAGGATATTTTAAGATTTCTTGACTACTTCCGCCTCCCTCACGAATTATCATCGTTAATGTAGTTTATGCACAGACCAGATAGGAAGTCGATAAAAGCTAGGAGTTGGGACTACTTATAGTTCGGGGAATTATTGTTATTGGGGAATAACATGTTTTGGAGGGATTACTTTGGATATATTTTTTACATTTATGTTTCTTGTATCTTTAATTGCGTTAGCTTACTTTTCAATTCGTGGGGGAATTCATCATTTCACAAAAACAGGTGTTAATCGTCCATACAAAAAATACACCTTAATCTCAGTAGGACTAACAATCCTATTCTTAGCATTAACGGCTTGGGCCGCTCCTTCTGGCACAACAAGATCGAGTGCATCACAGTCAGATACAGTCTCAAGTAGCAAAGCGAAGAAAAGTTCAGCAAAAGATGCATCGAAAAGAAAGGCTAGTATCAGTAAAGCTAACTCTATTAAAGAGAAGGATTCATCTGAAAGCGCCCTATCAAGCAGCAAAGAAGAATCTGCAAGTATTGCTGCCTCCAAGTCTGAATCCAAAGAGAATTCAGAGAGTATGGCTAGTTCTGAATCCGAAGCAAGCAAAAAGCAGTCTGAGGCAGAAAGCTCTTCAATAGCTAAAGCCAGTTCAGAATCATTAGCTGCTAGCACATCATCCGCTAAAAAAGCGAGCGAAACAAGTACTACAGACAATGCTTCTTATACACAAAACGGTGATTGGACTACTGCTGCTTCTGGCATGGTTTTTGTTTCAGACTCCAATAAGTACTACACCAGCGTTAAGAATCCAGGTAATTACCAATATATGACCCAGAGTGCTGCTGATAATTCCGGCGCCAAGCCAGCACCACGGGGCAATCAATACGCAAGACCATAACAAGTCCAAGCCCTCGTTGGGGCTTTCACGCGAGCGTAGTTCAACGGTAGAACAGTTATTTACACGCTTCTCACAAGTCTCACATCCTATATTTATGCAGGTTCGACTCCTGCCGCTCGCATTAACATAAAAAAATACATTCTCCCTCACCACGAAAGAGAATGTACCTCAAGGGGCATGTACGAAACATGCTTAGAAATATTATAGATCTTAAAATCGTATTTGCAAGTTTTTTTGCGAGCGTAGTTCAACGGTAGAATGGTTCCTTTAATTCAAATATAGCCTACCTTCCAATGCAGGTTCGACTCCTGCCGCTCGCATAGAGGTTCTTAACTCAATCAAACATAGGAGAATCACCAATGTTCAATTCTTTAACTTATTTTTTAAAAAGCCTGTCCTCTATTAAGTGGAGCACTGAGCTATTATTTGTGACAATTATATCAGTATTAGTTGCATATTTTCTCTATAAAAAGCTTCATCACTAATTGATTACAAACGTGGATGTAGTTCAACGGCAGAACGGCAACTTCTTATGGATACCCTTCCCTTATTTCTTATTGCCATGCGGGTTCAACTCCTGCCACTCACATTGACCAGTCAGGATGTCATTAAAAGCTAGGGGGTTAAAATTTAATCATCATGGGGATTTCTATTTGGGGAAATATTAATTTGGAGGAATTACAATGAAAAGAATTACTTTATTTAGTGTGGCAATCTTATCAGCATGCACAATCGGTGTAACAACACCTCTTAAAGCAAACGCAGAAGTCTACTACTCCACTTCTGTTTCGCAGCCAAGCGAAGGTGACACATGGTTCAGAAACGTCGGTGACGGGACAGATACATTAAATTACGAAAACGGTAAATGGGTACTTGCAATGAGCGACTCTATTCGTCGTAAAAATGCGTATCATCAATATGTAGTAGACGTTTACGAACCTAATGCTCAAGCAATATCAGAAGCACAAGCCAAACAAAATGCTTATATTGACAGTGCCATTGAGAATCCTAATCTTTACCAATCCCTTCCTGATTCTAAAGCAATGTCTGTCTACGTCATGAGAGTAACTAATGGTCAATCTTTTAAGGGCACAGTTAGGATTCCAAAAGTAACGATTCCTGACCAAGTGCCTATAAAATCAGCTAATACTTTTGTAAGTGCCAACGTTCCCGTAATGTTATCAGTCGTAGGTACCCGTTCTAGTTCTGAAAGTAACAGTGATAGTACCTCAAGCGCTAATTCTTCTAGCTCAGCAGAATCAAACAACTCTAGTTCGTCAGCTCAGAGTACTTCTAGCTCATCAAAATCAAGCGGTTCTAGTTCGTCAGCTCAGGAATCAGTAGAATCAAACATCACTAATTCATCATTCAAAGATTCTGAATCTAACGCTGCTAGTCAGATTCAAAGTAACGGGAACGCCACTGCTACTACAAATGCTGCAAAAACAACCACAAAAAAATGTCGCGTCTGCTACCACCAAATCAGTAGCTATGAATACGAGTAATAATTCATCTGATACTACCAAGAACGTTAGTACCAAATCGCCAGTCTTAAACTCTACTACTAGTAGTAGTAATCAATCAAAGAACCAAACATCCTCATCAGCAAGCAGCATGTCGAAAATCAAAAAGAATATGAACAACATGTTACCACAAACTGATGAAGCCAAAAGTAATGTAGTTACCTTTGGTCTACTCACATTGTTTGTAAGTATGATTGGTTTTATTTCTATCTTTCGCTATAAAGATGGATCAAAGATATAATAAGATCCATTTTAGGGGAATATAGAATGAAAAAAGGAATAACCATCGGGGCCGTCCTATTCACATCACTAGCACTAGCTGCTTGTGGAAATAGTGCTAACAAGTCAAGCGAATCAAATCCAAAATCAAGTAGTCTAGTCACTGCCAAAAGAAAAAAAGCCTCTTCTTTATCTGAAATCAAGAAGAAGGCGTACTCCGAAAGCAAAGTTAAAGCTAGTTCTGAAAGTTCAGCTAAAGCTAAATCAGAAAGCGAATCAATAGCCAGTTCTCAAAAGTTAGCTGATTCAATATCAGAAAGTAAGGCTAGTTCTGAAAGCATCGCAGCCACTAGTTCATCAAGTGCCGCGTCCTCAGCTTCACAGTCATTAGAATCTTCCACAGCAGCTTCTAGTGCTACGGGAGCTAACAGTGAGTCAATTTCGATGGATGAGCATACGCTAACAGGATTTTTAAATAAATACGGAGTTTCACCGGTGTTATATAAAACACAGCATGGAATGTCTGAAAAAGAAGCTTTTGAAACTACACCGGATTCAATGAAGAGTTCTGGTGAACTACAGACCCAATTCTTAAAATACGGAATCAAGTAG